TGTTATCATGCGGAAGCCAGAGGGCAGAAGCATCCTCCCCCATTCAAATAGCGGTTGCCAGGTGTAACAGCCTGGCGGCTGAATCGCCGGTACATGATAAGTACGTCAGGCACTGCGCAGCAAGCCGGGTTTGGAGCGGATCGCAAGGTCCCGAAATTCCCACGTCCGGCATTACAACAAGAACGTACCCCAGTGTCCTTCGGGCCTGGGGTCTTACATTAACAGCAGGGCATCCTTGCCGGGTGCCTTTCCTTATGCCGTGAAAGATGGGTGTTAAGTTGCTTAAATCATGTAAATGGTGTGGCCGTATTCATGACACCCATTATGACTGTGGGAAGAAGCCACCACCGCAAAAGAAGATGACATACGTAGACCGGTTCCGAAGTTCCAGGAAGTGGAGAGAGAAGCGGGAACAGATAAGGCACAGGGATAAGGGCCTATGCCAGATATGTATCCGCAACCTATATGGCACAGACCGGCAGTACAACTATGAGAACCTGTCCGTCCATCATGCCATACCGATAGAGGCAGACTATGAGAAGCGTCTGGATGATGACAACCTGCTGACCGTGTGCGGGATGCATCATGAGATGTGTGAGAGTGGTGAGATACCGTACGATGTGGTAAAGAAGATTATAGATGAACAGGAGGAAGAGCAATGAAGTTCTGGATCGATAATGAAGCAGGGGGAATGATTGAATGCAGTGAGGTGCATGAACTGAAGGGTGGCAAAGGGATCCTGGTGTTTGAGTTGGACAGAAGGCTCCCTGCGGCGGTTGTAGAGAGCTTGAGGGATTGCATAGCAGAGTATATAGGATGTGGCATTGTCATCCTGCCGCCGTCAGTGAGGCTGGTGGCGCAGGTATCCCCCCGGGGAGTTGTGCGAAAAATAGAAACAATTCTGGACACCGATGCCCCACCTCTAAATACACAAAATCTTAGAAATGGAGATTTCAGGGAATTTAATACTGTTCGCAACAAAAATTAATTGATTTTGTGCCCTTTAACCGATACACTAACATTATATTTGAAGAAGGTGAGGGTGAAAAGTGATTAAAAAAATAGGTTCAATAAAAAAAGCAATTGAATGTGAGTGCTATCTTCCAGCACTTTCTTTAGCACTGACTTTGCCAGATATCTGTGGACAGATTGAATATCCGGATTTTGTGAATGACGAAGGGGATAGGCAGGGGGCAAGACAGTATAAGACGTGGTATGACAATCATGTAAGACCTTTATATTATATTAATCATGAGGATGCTCCAGCGTTCCAATTTGATGGAGCACTATGCTATGCTTTACGTTGTGCACTTCTTCACGAGGGTAATTTTGAACTAAAGGATAGAGACAAAAAATTGCTTATTGATGGATTTAGATTGCATGTAGACAAAGTATATGGGTGTCCAAACATACATTATTCGTATTGTGAAAAAGATGGAAAAAGATTTATTGATTTAGATGCATTTGGTTTGTGTTTCTTTATATGTAGTGCAGCTAGAACATTTTATGATAATCATGAAGATAAGGCTATTTTTGAAAAATATAATTCTGTTGTCATAGATGAAAGTTGGCCAGACACTGCTTATGATGAACTATTTAAATAATACAAAAAGGGAAGGGGTGATAGGATGGCAAGGCCAGCAAAATCAGCCAGGGTAAAGACTGGCACAATCAAAAAAGAAGATGAGGCACAGCGCCTTGAAATTGAGGACAAACTGCGTGGGAAGAATGACAAGTTGGTGCCTCCTCTGTACCTAACGGAATCCCAGATGGAGATATTCAACTACATCATGGGAGAACTTCAGGAGGCGGACATCCTGGGAAACCTTGACCTGTTCATCCTGGCTCAGACAGCCATTGCCGTGGATCGTATCCAGGAGCTGGACCGGAAAGCAAACGATGACAAAGACATATTGTTTGAGAATGCCTTCCGGCAGGCCCGATCCGAAGCATCAAAGGAATACTTTCGGTGCTGCAATGAACTATGCCTATCCCCTCAGAGCCGGGCAAAACTCTCCATTGCAAAGGTTAAACCGGGCGAGAAGAAAAAGACCATCATGGATCTAATCAACGAGGATGAGGATGACGAAGGTTAAACACCCGGCGGTCGCATATGCTGAGGGGGTATGCCGGGGAGAAATCAAGGCGCCGCGGTATGTGATCCTACAGTGCACGGACTTTTTGCGGACGTACAAAGGGGAGAACAAGAAATATATCATCAACGAGAACCTGCTGGATAAGATTTATAAAATCCTCAAGGTGATCAAGATGGCCAAGGGACCCAAGGCTGGCAAGTCCATCTATTCAGCATTGGCAGGATATCAGTGGCTGCTGATCACGGCAGTCCTCTGTACGGTCCACCGGAAAGATAAGCGGATGCGCCGGTATCAGACGGCAGTTTTGGAGATTTGCAGAAAGAATGGCAAGACATTTGTTGTTGCTGTTCTTTTTATTTTGCTTTTTTACCTGGAGCCTGCGTATTCCCGGTTCTTTTCAGTCGCGCCGGATGGTGCGCTGGCCAGGGAAATCAAGGAGGCCCTGGAGCCGCTGTTGGCTACCAACACAGAGGTATTTGAGGAGAATGAGTTTAAGGTCCTGCGGGATTACATCCTGCATAACCCGACCAAAACCAAATACACGCCGCTTAATTACTCCACCAGCAGGATGGATGGTAAAGAGCCGAATGTATTTATTGCAGATGAGGTAGGGGCCCTGCCCACGTCCTACCCGGTGGAGGCCATGCGCTCCGGTCAGCTACTCATCAGGAATAAACTGGGATTTATCATTTCTACTAAATATCCGACAGCAGATAATCCGCTGGAAGACGAGGTAGACAATGCCAAAAAGATCCTGGACGGCCTGATTGATGATGAAACTGTCTTTGCGCTGCTATACGAGCCAGATAATATCAAGGATTGGGCCACGGATGATTTGATACTGGCCCACGGGAATCCGCTGGCTCTGGAGTTGCCAGAAGTATGGGACGAATTACTGCTGAAGCGGCAGAGGGCTATCAACCGTGAGAAGCTTCGCGAGAACTTCCTGACCAAACATTGCAACATCATCTATCAGGGCGCAGGGACTGAGACATACATACCGATTGACCAGGTAAAAGCTTGCAAAACGGATCACATTGACTGGACCGGCCGGGAAGTTTATGTAGGCGTTGACCTTGCAATGACAAACGATAACTGCTCCGTAACTATGTCGGCGGAGGAAGACGGGGCAATTTTAAGCCATACCATGACATTTATACCGGAGGGACGAATTGATGAGAAAAGCGAATTTGAAAAGTTTGATTATAGGGCAGCCATTGCCGCGGGAACCTGCATTGCCTGTGGTGATATGACGGTGGACTATGGAGTGATCGAGGATTATGTATTTAACCTGGAAGAGTCGAAAGGTGTGGTTATCCATGCCATCGGATATGATCGCTATAATGCTCTGTCAAGCGCCCAGAAGTGGGACAAGAAATACACCACGGTTGAGATCCGGCAGCATTCGGATACGCTGCATCCGCCTACCAAGTTACTGGCAGAGAAGGTAGCAAACCGAGAATGGCATTATGAGGAGAACCGACTGCTGGAAACCAACTTCGAGAATGCGAAGTGTACCTATGATACTAACATGAACCGATATATCAACAAGAAGAAATCTAACGGAAAGGTGGATGGAGTGGTTAGCACCATTAACTCAGTCTATCTGCTACAGCAGGATATCATCTTTGATGACATTGATTTTTTTGTACAGGTATGCTGATTGCGATATCGCAACAACGAAAGGAGTGATTGCTTATGTGGCCCTTCAGGATGAGGGCAGACCCAGAACCGGAGAAGACGGAAACAGGGGCAAGCGAGGATGCGTTATTAAGGACCATACTGGCAGCGGACTGTATGACCAGGGATCAGGCCATGAATGTACCGGCCTTTGCGGCCTGTGTAAATAAGATCGCGGAAACGGTATCAACAATCCCGGTCCGTCTGTATAAACTGGTGGATGGGAAGTTGGAAGAGGTTAAGGAAGACGAAAGGACGCGGCTCCTGAATGATGACACCGGGGATGCCCTGGATGGTGTACAGTTTAAGCGGGCACTGGCCAGGGATTATTTGACCGGGAAGGGAGGATATGCCTTTATAAACCGGACCGGGACCAGGATAAAATCCCTGCACTATGTCAAGGAATCTGAGATTTCCTTCATGTTTACATCCGACCCCATATTCAAGGATTATGACATCATGATCCAAGGGACGAAATATAAGCCCTTCGAGTTTCTGAAAATACTTAGGAATACGGAGGATGGTCGTTCTGGGAAAAGTGTCGTGGATGAAAACAGTGAAGTCCTGAGCGTGGCGTTCCACTCGTTAATGTTTGAAAAGACCCTGGTAAAGACAGGTGGAAACAAAAAGGGATTCATTAAATCCACAAAGAAATTAACAAACGAAGTAATGAGTGCCTTAAGGAAAGCCTGGAACCGGCTTTATCAGAACAATACAGAAAATGTTGTCATCCTAAATGAAGGTCTGGAATTTCAGGAGGCCAGCAACACATCTGTGGAAATGCAGCTGAATGAAAACAAGAAGACCAACAGTGATGAAATATGCAAGCTGTTTAATATGCCCCCAGCCATGATCAATGGAGGATCCACGGAAGAGGATAAGACAAACTTTGTCCAGTACTGCCTAAATCCAATCCTGAAAGAGTTTGAATGTGCCCTGAACCGGGACCTGCTACTTGAATCTGAGAAGGGGTCCTATTTTTTTGCAGCCGATACATCAGAGTTGACCAAGGGAGACATTGAAAAGCGGTTTAGAGCCTATGAGACGGCCAGCAAGAATGGATTTTTGCAGATTGATGAAATTAGGTTAAAAGAGAACCTGCCGCCGCTGGGGCTGGATTTTGTGCGCTTGGGTTTACAGGATGTGCTATATGATCCTGAAACAAAACAATTTTACATGCCAAATATGAATGCCACAGGAGGGCTTGGACAGGAGCCGGCAGAGAAAGAAGGTGAAACAATAGATGAGAATTGAGATCAGAGCAGACAGTGTGGTGATTGAAGGTTATGTCAATGCCGTGGCCAGGGATTCACGGCCCATGAGGGACCGTAAGACTGGGAAGCGTTTTGTGGAGCAGATTGTGCCAGGGGTTTTTGAGCGGGCACTCAAGCATAATGAAGTGCAGCTGCTCCTGAACCATGACAAGACCAGGAACCTGGGATCCACAAGCACTAATTTGGAATTATATGAGGACAGCATTGGCCTACATGCCAGGGCGGAGGTCACGGACCCGGAAGTCATTGAAAAAGCCCGGAAAAAGAAACTCAGAGGCTGGTCATTCGGGTTCCGCGAACGGGATGCCAGCAAGGAGGATATCCATGACGCCCTGGAACGCAGATACGTGGAGGATATGGACCTTGTTGAGGTATCCATTATAGATGAGCGTAAGCAGCCATGCTATGAGGGAACCAGCGTTGAGGTGAGGGCAGAGGGCGATACAGTCCTAACGCCGGAGCCATTAGAAGTACGCGCGGACTATGTGGAAGTTAAGGAACCACAGAAAACCATTGATATGAGCAAATATCACAACAGAATCAAAGAATTAGAGAAGGAGAAAGCAGAATGAGAAAGAAAGCAGTTGTAAGACAGTACATGCAGTACCGGGCAGAGGATTTAAAGTCCCTCACAGAGCAGCGGGCGGATTTGGTCCAGCAGATGAAGGACCTGACATCCACTGCGGAGACAGAAAAGAGGGCTTTTAGTCCAGAAGAGGATAAGAAGTTTGATGATCTGGACAAACAGATCAAGGCCCTGGATGGAACAATTGAGAAACTGGAACGTGCCAGGGATCTGAAACTGAATGTCACCAGTACAAAAAAGCACGAAGAACTGAAACAGGATGACCTGGAGGAGAGGGCCTTTGCAGCATATATCCGCGGAGAAGTGATACAGGAAAGAGCAGATGTCAACCTGACAGTCGGAGATAATGGGGCGGTGATTCCGACATCCATTGCGCAGAAAATCATCAAGAAAGTGGTGGATATCTGCCCGATCTACCAGTTGGCAACCCGTTACAACGTGGGCGGCACCCTGTCCATCCCCTACTATGACGAGGATACGCAGACCATTGAAATGGCCTATGCTACAGAATTTCAGGATCTGGAATCTACCTCTGGAAAGTTTGGCAGCATTGAGCTGAAGGGGTTCCTGGCGGGGGCATTGTCCAAGGTGTCCAAGTCTTTGGTCAATAACAGCCAGTTTGATATCGTGTCCTTTGTGGTAACGGCAATGGCAGAAGCGATCAGTAAGTGGATTGAGAAGGAACTGCTGCACGGAACCGCTGATAAGGTTGCAGGACTCAGCACGGTGAAACTGACCGTTACAGCTACTGCGTCCGCGGCCATCACAACGGATGATCTTATTGATGTCCAGGAGGCGATCCCCGATGTCTACCAGGCTGGAGCCATATGGATCATGAATAAGGCTACCAGGACGGCCATACGCAAGATGAAGGATAATGATGGAAATTATATTCTGAACAAGGACGCAACCGCAAGATGGGGTTATACACTGTTCGGGAAGGATGTCTACACCTCAGCCAATATGCCCGCAATGGAAGCCGGAAAGACTGCGATCTATTATGGAGATATGTCTGGACTGGCTGTAAAACTGTCTGAGGATGTGTCCATTGAGGTCCTGCGCGAAAAGTTCGCCACCCAGCACGCAATCGGAGTGGTTGGCTGGATTGAGATTGACTCCAAAGTTGAGAACGCGCAGAAGATTGCGAAACTGGTCATGAAGGCATCCGCATAAGGAGATAGGAGATGAAGGTTAAGGCACTGAAATCATTTTCTGGCACCGTATCCATGTATGCTGGTGAAGTTAGGGAAATCAGGACGCAGGAGATCCTGGATGACCTTACCGCAGCCGGGTACATAGAGCCTGTGACGCCGAGAAGGAGCGTGAAGGATGAGGGTAAGCGAGATAACACTTAAGGACATCTGCCGGCAGATCCGGACGGAGGAATCCTACCTGACAGCAGATGACAGGCAGCATCTAGGGATACTCCTCCAGGCAGCCACGGATTACGTAAAAGGCTATACCGGTCTTGACGAGGCAGCGATTGATACCCACGAGGACATCACGATCGCTGTTTTGGTGCTTGTCTCCGATATGTATGATAACCGGCAGATGACCGTGGATAAGAACAATGTCAACCGGGTGGTGGATACCATCCTGGGGATGTATTGTGTCAACCTTTTGTAAGGCGGTGATCAGATGAACGCAGGAGCATACCGGGAGCCGGTAATGATCGAGAAGAACGGTTATACCGAGGACGATATAGGAAACCAGGTCGCTGCCTGGGAAGAATATTACAGGGGATATGCTTACATGAACAACCTGTCAGGCTCCGAGTACTGGGAGGCCGCGCAGACACAGGCCCAGAACACAATCATGTTCGTCATGCGTTATCATCCCCTGTTGAGTGCTATGAATACAAAAGAGTACCGGTTAATCCACCGCGGCAAAGAGTACAACATCACCAGTATTGATAATGTACAGTATAAAAACGAAACCATTAAGATCCGGGCAACAGCAAAGGAGTGATCATGTCGGGAATTAAGATTGGCGCCTTGGCCGGAGAAGTTGCAAAGCTGATGGAGGAATATGCATCAGAAATAGCTGCTGACACAAAGGCTGAGGCAAAAGCGGTTGCTAAAGAGGCGGTAAAGGAACTCAAACAGACATCCCCAGAAGGGCCGGGCAGCAAAAAGGGTCACTATAAGGATGGCTGGGCATCAAAAGTGGAAAAAGAAAATGCGGTATCAATTGGGATCAGGATCTACAACAAGAAGAAACCCGGTCTTACTCATCTGCTGGAAAAAGGACATGCAAAACGTGGAGGCGGGAGAGTTGAGGGAAAGCCACATATTTCCAAGGTTGAAAAGAGCGCCGCAGAAAATTATGAGAAACGCCTGAAAGCGAGGTTATCAAGATGACAGAGCAGGAAGTATTTAAGATGGTAAAGTCCATTGGCCTGCCGGTGGCATATCACCACTTTGAGGAAGGACAGGAACCGGCTAAGCCCTATCTGGTGTATCTGTATCCAGGAACTGATAACTTTTCTGCTGACGGGATTGTTTATCAGGGCATAAACCAACTGGATATCGAACTTTACACCGAGAAAAAGGATCTGGAAACCGAAAAGAAAGTGGAAGCTGTGCTAAAAGAGCATGGCTTTTTTTATGAGAAAACTGAAAGTTACCTCACATCCGAGCAGATGTATGAGGTCTTATACGAAATGGAGGTATTAATCAATGAACAAAGTGAAGTACAACCTTAAGAACACACATTACGCAGTGATTGAAGAAGGAGAAAACGGAGCAATTACGTATGGTACGCCAATTGCCATCCGTGGATCTGTCTCCCTGTCCCTTGATGCGCAGGGAGATATCTCACCGTTTTATGCGGATGGGATTGTATATTACAAATCCGCAGCTAATAACGGATACGAGGGTGATCTGGAGGTGGCGCTGCTGCCAGAGAGCTTCAGGACCGATGTCCTGGGGGAGACACTGGACAGTAAGAAGGTGCTGGTGGAAAACTCCGATGCAAAGCAGAAAGCTTTTGCGCTGCTGTTTGAGTTTGATGGAGATGAGAAAGCAATCAGGCATGTGCTGTATAACTGTGCAGCAACCAGGCCATCTATTGAATCTCAGACTAAGGAGGAATCGATTGAGCCGGTCACTGAAACCCTGACCATTTCCGCAACGCCTTTGGCCGATGGAAGGATTAAGGCCAAGACCGGGGACACAACGGATGAGGCTACTTACAACAGCTGGTATCAGACGGTCTATGAGACATCTGCATCTAACCCATCGGCATAATGGAGGGACATCATGATTAAAAAGGAAATAGAGATTGACGGTAAACTGGTGCCATTTAAGGCATCAGCAGCCGTCCCAAGGCTGTACCGGTCCCGGTTTGGACGGGATATCTTCCGAGATCTGATGAGGCTGGGGACCATTGTGGGGGCAGAGGCCGCAACAGGAGATATTCCAATCAGTGATCTGGAATTGTTTGAGAATGTGGCCTACATAATGGCACTGCATGCGGATCCGAAGCAGCCAGGTACACCAGAGGAGTGGCTGGACCAGTTTGATACATTTTCGATCTACACGGTGATGCCACAGCTTCTTGACTTATGGCACCTCAATATCGGTACTGATGTGGCAGCCAAAAAAAAACGAAGCCGAGCAGCCGCGAAATGACAACGCCGCTCTTTATGCTCCGGGCGGCTCAGCTGGGCGTGCCGATCAGCAACCTTGATCTGCTAACAATCGGTATGGTACTGGATATGTTTACAGAGTCCCAGAACGACAGCTATAAGTATCCGGATATGGCAACACAGAGTGATTTTGACAGGTTTTAGGAGGTGGTATCATGGCAGACCGCATAAAAGGAATCACAATCGAAATCGGTGGAGATACCACCGGACTAAACAAAGCATTAAGCGGTGTAAACAAAGAGATTAGCAGCACTCAGTCCGCGCTCAAGGATGTAGAACGGCTTTTAAAGCTTGATCCATCCAATACGGAACTGCTGCGGCAGAAGCAGAAACTGCTGGCAGATGCAGTCCAAGAAACCAAGGGAAAATTGGATACCTTGAAAGAGGCTAATAAGCAGACCGCAGAATCAGCATCAAATTATGATGCATGGAAAACGAAATATGATCCGATTAAGAAGCAGATTGATGAAACCAAAAAGAAACTGGTGGATTTAAAGGCTCAATCAAAAGATGCGGATGAACAGCTGGCAAATGGAGAAATCTCTCAGGAAAAATATGATGCCATACAGGAAGAAATTAAGCAGACATCAAAAGAACTCCGGACCCTTCAAAAATCTGCGAAGGAAGTTTCTGATGAGTTCGGGAATCCAGTTTCCCCGGAACAGTATGATGCATTGCAGAGAGAAATCATAGAGACAGAACAGCAGCTTAAATCCCTGGAGGATCAGGCGGGAAAAGCCAATGCAACCCTGCAGCAGATCAGTGCGGTGGGGGATAAATTCCAAGCAGCCGGACAGAAAATTGAAGGCGTAGGAAAGAAACTGCTGCCTATCTCTGTCGCAGTAGGCGGTATTGGGGCGGCAGCGATCAAGACTACAGCAGACTTTGACGAATCAATGTCCAATGTATCAGCCATCAGCGGAGCCACAGGCGAAGATTTTGATAAGCTGCGGGATAAGGCCAGGGAGATGGGTGCAGAAACCAAGTTTAGTGCATCTGAGGCCGCAGACGCCATGTCTTATATGGCAATGGCCGGGTGGAAAACGGATGACATGCTAAACGGTATCAGCGGTATCATGGACCTTGCAGCTGCATCTGGTGCAGATCTGGCAACCACATCTGACATTGTAACTGATGCACTGACAGGTATGGGGTATACGGCAGCGGATGCCGGTCGTCTGGCTGATGTCATGGCTGCGGCATCTAGTAATGCCAATACCAACGTTGAGATGATGGGTGAGACATTTAAGTATGTTGCGCCCGTCTGCGGATCCTTGGGATACTCCATGGAGGACACTGCCCTGGCCGTAGGACTGATGGCCAACAGCGGCATCAAGGCCAGCCAGGCCGGTACCCAGCTGCGGGGAGCCATTACCAACATGGTAAAACCTACAGAAGACATGGAAGGGGTAATGAATGAACTGGGGATAGAGATTGCCAACGAGGACGGGTCCATGAAATCCCTGGATGAAACCCTGAAAATCCTGAGAGAGTCCTTCGCGGTTACTACGGAAGAACAGAAAGCGCAGCGTCTGGCCACCTTGGAGCAGCAGGCCGTGGCGGATGGATATGGAGATTCGCTCAAAGGACTGACCGAAGAGGAGAAGTATTTCCAGCTTGCCATGTATGCCGGGCAGGAACAGGTCAAGGACATGTCCGAGGCCCAATTCAAGAAGATGGCCCAGGATAAGCTTGGTGTTAAAGTTACCAAAAAGACCAATAGGGCCCAGGTTGCCCAGAACCTTGCCCTTGCATTAGGGACCCAGGCCATTGAGGGACTTACCCAGGAGCAGCAGTCAGCTTATGCCGCCACCCTGTTTGGTAAAGAGGCTATGTCCGGCATGCTGGCCATTATTAATGCCAGCGAGGAGGATTACAATAAACTGTCGGACGCTATTGCCAACTCTAATGGTGCGGCAAAGAGTATGTCGGAGACAATGCAGGATAACCTAAACGGGCAGCTTACGATCCTTAAGAGCCAGTTACAGGAGGCTGCTATAAGTATTGGAGACGCATTGATCCCCAAAATAAGGGCACTTGTATCCAAAATTCAGGAGTGGACGGACTGGTTAAATCAGTTGGATGAGTCCCAGAAAGAAATGGTTGTAACAGTGGGATTGATCGCAGCGGCAATTGGACCATTGCTTATAACTATTGGTAAACTTTCTACTGGAATCGGTGCTCTCCTGAAAATAATACCAGCTATATCAGGGGCGTTGACAGCACTATCTGCGAGCGGGGGGCCACTGTTTTTAACAGTGTTGGCGATTTCCGGTGTAGCAAGTGCATTTATAATAGCCAAGGACAATGCAAACAGTTACGAGAAAAAAGTATGGGAGCTTTCGGATGCAGAAAAGGAGAACGCAGAGAGAATTTATGCCATGCGTGATGCCTATGATGAGTTATCGCAACGCAGGCAGGATGCGGTTTTGGATATTGATTCCCAAACACAATACGAAAGTGATTTGTGGGAGGAGCTTCAGCGCATAACAGATGAGAACGGAAAGGTTCTAAAAGGTAATGAAGATAGAGCTGCATTTATCGTAACTACATTAAATGAAGCATTGGGTACAGAGATTGAACTAAACGGAGACGTGATAGAAGGCTACAAAGGGATTCAAAGTGAGATTGACAACCTGATCGAGAAACAGAGGGCAGAAGCTATCTGGAAAGCATATCAGGAGGAGTTTTCTGAAGCTGTTAAGAATCGAGAGATAGCGCAAAGCGAATTAACAGAAGCCGTGCAGCATAGTCAAGATGCAACAGAGGATTACAATAGTGCTCTTGCAGAAGAAAAGCGATTACAAGCTGAGTATAACAGCTTGATGGAGGAGTATGCAAAGGATGGTACCAATGATACATTAAGGCAGCAGCTTTATGATCTTCAGGATCAGTTAATTGCCTCCGGAGAAGCAACTGAAGGCTTCGGGGAGCTGATGGACAGAAATAACCAGACAGTGGCGGATGCGCAAGAAGAACTTGATAGATACAATGTTTTAATTAAGAACTATGAAGGCGTTAGTTCTGCTATTATATCTGGCGACCAGGAGAAAATTTCCGATTCATTATTGCTATTGCAGCATGATTTTAGAACAACAGAAAATGCAACGAAAGAAAGTCTACAGGCACAGCATGAGACAATCAAAACGGAATTGGCTAATGCAAAACAGGCGTTAGCTGATGGATCTGCGAATTTTTCCTCTGAATATATATCGAACTTGGAAAAGTTGGAGAAAAAGGCAGAGGTAGAACTTGCTGTATTGACAATTATTTCCGGAATCTCTGCATCTAATGCAGCCAAAGCAGTAAGTGAAAAAGCTGGAGAAATGGAAAACGCTGGAGGAAACATCGCAGGTGCAGCCGCAAAAGGTGTAAAGGGTGGAACTAAGGACGTTGTAGATTCTGCCACAGACCTTGCCAAAGATACCATAGATGGATTTAAGAAAGAATACAAGATTAGTTCTGGAACATCAAAGGTTACTGAGGAAGTCGGTGAGAAAGGTGTTGACGGTGGCCTAAAGGGAGGCATCGAAAAGGGGTCTGAGAGCGTTGTAGGGGCCGTAACGGAAGTATCCGCCGAAATGGTATCAACTGCTGAGACGGGACTGTCTACGGAGGTGTTCTCCGGTATTGGCCAACAGATACCGGCCGGGCTTTCAGGAGGTGTTATAGCGGGAAAGGCCAGGGCATTAACATCCATACAACAGCTGTGTACAGAGGCGGTAAATACGGCCAGGAACCGGCTGGGAATCCATTCCCCATCAACCGAATTTGCCTACATAGGACAGATGTCTGGGGAAGGTTTTGTAGAAGGATGGGATAGCACCCAGGCGAGCATTGATGACGCGATCACAAGTTCTATCGGGCAGACGGTTGCCAAGGCAGCTGAGACATTCAGCGGAATTGAAACAGCGTTGCTATCGCTGCGGGATTCATCTGGTGATGCAATCGGAGAAGTAGTACAGAATGCGCAGGACGCACAGAAAGCACTTCAGAAGATCCAGGATAAGCTGGGGGATACAATCTCTGGCCAGATGGATATATTCAGTAAATTTGATGGTCAAGCAAAGACAACCACGGATGATCTGTTAAGTAACATGCAGTCCCAGGTGGATGGGACGGAGCAGTGGGCTGAAAACTTAAGAATACTGGCTGAACGCGGAGTGGATCAGGGCTTGCTTCAGAAGATGGCCGAAATGGGACCAAAGGGTGCCGGGTATGTCAGCACCTTCACGCAGATGACCGATGAAGAGTTGCAGCGAGCCAATGCATTATTTGCACAGTCAATGACCCTGCCAGAATCTACAGCAGCCAGCATTATGCAGTCCTATAAGGTTGCAGGTGAGATGACGGCCCAAGGATTTAGTGATGGTATGCAAGTAAACATGGGAACGGTTGAGGAAACAGCTGGACAGATAGCTGATAATGCAATCAGTACGATCCGAACATTGCTTGCAATCCATTCTCCATCAGAGGTGACCACGGAAGCTGGACAGTATTTTACACAAGGTTTTGCGGATGGAATCGCACTGGAAATAGGGCAGGTAACAGATGCCGTAACCCAGGTAACAGAAGCAGCAACATCCACCTTGGAAACTCAACTCCAGCAGTCCGACACAACCACACAGACATACCAGACAACCATGAGCACATCCTGGAGCACCTGGGCAACCAATCTGGTATCCACGATCAACACAAGCCTTGCGGGGATCGGCCTGGGGGCCACTACCCAGCTGGGGACCATGAAATCATCATTTGCAACAGAGACAGACGCAATCAATACGGACTGGGCGGCTAAATGGGATGCAATAGAAACTAAACACAAGACTACCATGGAGGGCATCAAGGCCCTGACAGAAACAGTCCTTCGTGCTGTAAAGACACTCAGCCGGACCGAAACCCAGACCATGAAAGCAGATACAATCAATGCCATGAACCAGCTGGTGGCTGGAGTTGACGCAGAACTGAAGAACCTGGAGCCAACCGTAAAGGCCGGTTTTGATCCGGCGGTAAAGCATATCACAGATTTGATCCCGATGGCAACAACATGGTCCCATGACATGATGGATAACTTTATCCAGGGCATCAAGGACAAAATGCGCGAGTTGGAGGATGCCTGTGAAGATGTGGCAGAAACGGTATCGGATTACATGCACTTTACCCGTCCCGAGAAAGGGCCGCTCCGCTACTATGAGGAGTGGATGCCGCACATGATGCAGGGGCTGGCCAAGGGTATCCAGGACAACCGGAACCTGATTACAGACCAGATGAAGGTCCTTGCGGCAGACATGGCAGCAATCCAGGGAGTAGCAGGGAGCAGCGATAAGCCGGTGATCAACTTCTCAAACCAGAGTGTTCTGGTTCTTGATGGGAAACAGATTGCAGAATCAGTAGATGAATACTTAGGAGGTGTGTACGGATGATGGTCAGAAGCTTTTCATTGATCAATGAATATGGCCAGGAGTACAGCCTGAACAGTCCAGACCTTACAGGGTTCCTTACGGAGCCCAAGGGCCTGGGCTATGAATATGCAGTAAATTACATTGACATTGGGGACGCCTTTATTCGGACAAAGCGAAAAGCCAAGCAGAGTACCGTTTCTGGCACCATGATTTTTGGCAGCCGGAACCCTTATGATCTCTATAACAAGTTCAATGCCTATATCCGCAGCAGCCAGGAACTAAGGCTTGTCTATCAGACCCCAGGCAGTTCCAGGGCCTATTACCGGGATGTGGATCTGGTCAAGCTGGAAAAAACAGAGATGGACAAGGGAGTGCTGCAGTGCGCGGTTGATTTTTATTGTAAGAGCCTGTTTTACTCCAATGTCCGAAGTAACTTTGTGGTGTCAACCGTGGAGGGTGAGTTACGATATACCATCAAGTGGCCTGCCAGATACAACGATTACAGCGAGAGGACCATCATGCTGACTAATAATGGTGATGTCGGTGCGCCCTTTACGTTGGAGATCCAGGGGTATTGCGAGAATCCAACGGTTACCCTGGAAAAAGACGGGGAGATGGCAGCATGTATAAAATTCCCGGTCATACTCCAGCCGGGAGAAAAGATACTGTATTCCAGCCTGGATGATGACATGTATGTGTACCAGGTGGACGGTGACGGGAATAAGACCAACATGATACAGCTGCTTGATATTGCGTATACCAACTTTTTTAAGGTGCCGCCGGGAGATTACAGCATAAGCTTTACCAGTGACACGGGGGCAGCCTATACAACATCACTGGTGATGTATAAGTTTTATAGGACGGTGTGATATGATACTTTACCTTTTAAGTAAGGATAATCTGGCTATTAAGGCCGTACAAACTCTATCATCTTATGAGTTTAAGGAGGATATTGATTTTGGAGATCCTTCCTCTATCGTTGTGGCTGATTATATCCAGATGGAGGATGGGGACTATGCCCTCATCAAAGACGGGGAGGAGCAAGTATTCTTCGGGATATGCCAGGAGATGAAGCCATCTGATACGGGATATACGGTGACATTGCGGCAGAAGGAGAATCTGTTTGACACTACCATATTTAATGATGGTGAGACACTGATCCAGTCAACCGGTATGGAGGATTACATTGTTAAGGTCATAAAGGATAACTTTGTATCCAGTGGGGATGCCCTGATGGATATGGATTATATCCAGGTGTCAGCAAGTACCCATACTAAGATTGCAGTCAGGGTAAGTACGATTGTGGATGCGGAGAACGGGGTATATAACCTTAAAACCTTCCTGGGCAATGTCAGGCAGCACTATGGCGTCTTTCTGGATTTTACGGTGTCAAATGGACTGATACAGATCAATGTCAATTGCCGGGATCAAAGCCTGCTCAACATAGATACCAAACTCCCGGAAGTCACGGATCTGTCAGAAACATATAGCGTTAAGGTGCTGGCAAAGCTGATCGTTAAATGGGATACCCCGAAAGAGTACGCATCAGCAGAGTCTGTCCAAACGATCACGGAGCGCGTGCTGATAGCTGGGGAACTGGACAATAAGGTTGTCTTTGGCAACACTGGATGGACAAGTTTGCAATCCGAAAACCCGGACAATGGGAACA